ATTTTGGAGGGACTTAAAACTTGGAAAAGATATTGAAAAGAAAATATCTATGTTATATGAAAAAGAAGGATATACACAACTTCAAAGAAGCGACGATAGTAGATTTGACTTGGTATTACAAAAAGACACTCAAATCAAATCTTTTGAAATTAAAACAGATTTATATTGTAGTAAGGAAAAAGATAGTGGAAACATATTTGTTGAATATGAATACAAAGGACGACCATCAGGGATTAATGTAAGTGAAGCGGACTGGTGGGTATTCTACTTTTTAAACCTTGAAGAATTGTGGTTTATTGAAACTGATAAATTAAAATCTTTGATTGATGAATATACTTTTTTAACAACATATCAAAGTGGGGATGATGGTTCAAATACAAGGGGATATTTAATCCCAAGAAACGAACCAAATATAAAAAATAATTTTATTATGAAAAAAATAAAACTATGAATATTTATTTATGAATATGTGTATGTATATTTGAATTATAAGTCTCCCAACTTTAACCCCCTTTTTGTTTAACATAGGGGGTTTTTTGTTTTAGGACTTTGGATCAGGGTAATTTGTTCCGTTTGCATATGGAACTCTTTTATCCACTTGAATATTTTTTGGTTGTTGGTCTGTTGGGGCTTTAACCAAATTGTTTGTATCTGTATCAAACTTGTATTTAACCCAGATATGACGACAATTAACACCACCCCTCCAATCAAATACAGAATAAGTATTAGACCCACCTTTACCAAAGCCAGGATTGGAACTATTTAATCGTTGTATATCCTCTCGTCTCATCAAAGACATATTGGTTCTACTAACCAACATCTTACAAAATGGTCGTGTTCTGGGACCGATATTACTGGGTCCGTATTGTGTTGAAATATAACGATATAGATTTAATACTCTAAACTCCTGTTTTTGTGAAAATGTTTGTGATGGGATATAATCACTATCATCAATATTCCAAATGTAATCGGGGTCATCTAATATATCTATATTCAACCCAAGTGAATCTATTGAAATGCCCAAGTCGCTCAACGAATCAAACCAATCTACAAACTCTTCTTCCCAAAATATTTCTTGGATATATTCAAACTTATAATCATCACTCAATTTGGGATGATATAATATTTCGTCAAAAGTATATTCTTTGTCTAAATCACACATATAGTAAATTATTTATTTTAATAAGGTCGGCTCCATCCGCCACAATCACCACAAGGATAAGTAGTCCCATAAGGTTCAGTCCAAACTCTATAACCTAATGTTGTAGATGGATAAGGTGTATAAACCCCACTAAAATAAGCCTGTGTGGTTTTATAAAGATTGTCTTTTGAATTAGGATTAGCATACCAACTAAACATAGAAGGATAATCTAAAAGATATTTTACTAATCGTCTGGAATAGAACTCCGCCACATCTTTAACATTATTTCTTAAAAATCTCATTTCTTCCAAATCGATTGGGGTAGAATACTCACTACTTTCTTTACTAACACTTTTGTTGGTTGATTTATAAGCGATAAAAGGTAATGCCAGATAAAATGTATATTGAGCCACTAATGGTTGAATAAAGTTTCTCATAAGGCTTATTTCATCGTTGGTTAGGGTATTGTTTGCCACACCTGTTTTAAGTGCGTCATAACCCGTTTCACCGATGTTTTGTTGAAGGTATGTGTCTTGTGCCTGAACGATAAAAGGAATTAATTTATCATCATCGACATTTTGCTCGATTGGCACAGCCGCTCTTAAATACTCTGTGGATATGAATTGGACGATTGGAGTATAAGCCATCTTAATTTGTTATTATTTCTTGTTTATCAGTTAAAATACCTGTTCTATCAGTTTCACTATATTCTTTTAATTTGATTTCCTCTGTATATCCCAAATCTTCTGCAACTTTGTTAATCACATATTCTAATTGTTCTTGTCGTGTGCTCGTATAATAGACCTGAAACTCTGCCATTAAAGCCGCTCTTTCGTCAGTTGAACCAAGTTTTCCAGGAACAAATGAAATAAGTTGTTGTGGCATTTCGTGTGCTTGGGTAATTTGGTCTCTAACCTGATCCGCCAACATTATAAATCGTTCATCACTATCGTTTAGATTGATTGGTAATATTTCTGGGGCTTGTTCTTTCCCATCGCTGTAAGTAAGAAATACCTTACCACTATTTTTAGTCCCTTTAAAGTTTCTTTCAAACTCTCTCCAAGTGTTATTCATTTCATCTTCCGTTGGTATTCCTGTTGAAAAGTTAATCAACATAGATGGGGTATAAGATTGTTTGATTTGATTTATATGAAATACACTTATTTCGTAATCCAAAGACACCCAATTTAAACAAGTGGAATAATTTGGAATTGGATATAAATGTGAATATGAAGGATTTGGTTCAGCATAATAAATCAACTGACGACCTGTTCTATCATTTGGGTCATATTTTTTGATATATTCAGGTTTGTATTCTTCTTTTTTAATCTGCGTCCAATCCGTAGAATATAAGAAATAATCATCATCGTCATCATTTTCTTTCAATCCAATACGAACACTATGTAATGGAATATAATTTAATTTACAAGTAGAACCATCTCTCGACCATAGAACTTCAATACAAAATCCATTATAAAGTTCAAAATCTTTTCCAATATACTTAAATAATTGTTCGATATTATTATCCTTCACCCACTTCATAAGGCTTTGATCCAAGATTGGTTTAATACCAAAACCAGTAGTCAATCTACTTTTCTTGTTGATAATCGCTTTATGTAGTGATGACCCCATATTATTATAAAGTTCCAATAAATAATATGGATATAAATTATCACCACCAAAGGATAGATAATGTAAATCACCTTTTTTAACGAACTTGTAGATTGGTGGGACATAAGCCTCGTTAAAAGAAAAAATCTTTACAGATTGTTTTGTGTCCAGTATTTTAGTGTCTTTTTCTATTTTCATATATTATTCAAAAACATATTTAGTTTGTGGTTGAGTATAGGTTTGGTTCTGTGTTGAACCGCTATTATAAATATAACATAACCCATTTTCAACAATATCGTTAGTTGTTAGTCCCGTAGTTGATAAAGTATTACCTGATGTTTGCCATACACGATAGTTATATTGTCCTTCAATTAGATTGTAAGGGGTTAAATCTATTGGATAGTAGTTATACCTCGTCGTATTAGTAGAAGTGTCCCCTGTTAAGAATAAAAGGGTAGTGTCGTCCTTCTGTTTTCCAAATAAATCTAAAATATAGTTAGTATTCCCCGTTAATGTTGTATTTTCCAATAATGTAAAGGGGGTTAAACCTGTCGTATAGTTAGGAATGGTAATCATACTTCTAAATATTTTTATTAGATATTTGTTTATTTAAGTTGAAATATTTATCTTTGTAGTATAACTAAAACAAATAATATGACCGCTAACGAATTAATCAAATTACTAAACGACAAAGGATATGTCGTTGCATTATTTAACCACCAAGATTGGACTGTTGAAGGTGAAACACCTATTCCTATTGGATATATTCAGTCCCAAATGAATAGTTTTTATAGCGAACTTGATGAAACATTTGGAGACATTATGGAAACTATTTATAATGATGATTATGATGATTGGATGTAAAATAAAAAACCCCCTAAATCCATAGGGGGCTTCACAAAGACATCTAAATAAATAGATGGGAACAATTAGTTAATTGTGATTGTAGTTCCTAAAAGTGCTGAATCAATTAAGAATGCTCCGTTGGCAGATTTCCAAGAAATAGATTGTGATAATCCATTCATATCTCCAAGTAAAACACCCAAAGACGCTGACCCTTCGCTTGCTCGTCCTGCCGATTCTAAACCTAATAAGTAATAATCACCAGCGTTAGATTTAACAACAGCGAATAATGGGGCTCTTCCCAATTCAACCATTCGGTTTCTAACATTACAATCTAATCCAATTAATTTCATAGATAATACTGATTCATAGAATACAGTTCCGTTTTCTCTCGAATAGTTTCCTGTTTGAACTAATCCACCGTGTTCGATGTCCTGTTCGAACGAATATACCGATAAAGGTGCTGCGGCTGTAAGACCAGTAATAATACCACAAGCATCTTGTGTATAAGCAGTAATTGGATTCCATTCTCCAACCCATATTTGCTCAACACCACCAATAGTAGAACAACCTAATACATACCCGTCTGTTAAATTACAAGTAAAACTCATATTATTTGTTTTTTTTAATTTCGTTTATTTTTATAAAGGGGGACTTTCACCCCCAAGTTTTTTTAGTAGATTACAAACTGAATATTACAACATAATCCCAGAACGCACAATTCACACCACTTTTCCATTTAGCCACAACTCTTACTTCTTGGAAGTCTTGCGAAAAGAAGATTTGTAGATTTTCATAGTCATTTAAGAGGTCGCACCCGTATCGAATATTTTCTTTTGCTGATAAGAACATTTTTCCGGTTGAATTAAGACCTTTAACTCCAATTGCACGAATATTTGTGCCTGGAATCATTTGTGAAAATTGCTCACCTTGATTTTCCGCTCCTGTATAGTGGAAAAGGTTTGCGTTTCTTAATGCTAATGCGTATAATCTGTAAGTATCATAACCCATAAACAAGTATAAGTCGTCTCTGTCGATGATGTTTGTTGGAACAACACTAACCATATCATCAATTAAACCGATAATGTTATTTGCTGTGATTGCAGTTGCGTTAGAAATATTACCTGCTACTGTTGAAGCAGAGTAAGTAGTTTCACCCAAAGTGATTAAACCATCACATAATGCAGTTTGACCTGTTGCGTTTGTATCACCAACCCATACCAAAGTATCGATTAAAGATGAAATGTTTGCAACTTTGTCTTCTGCGTAAAGTTGTTCGAACCCGAAGTTTTCAGCGTAAGAACCAGGTGCTACTAAATATTGTAGATACACAGATTCAACATCGTTGATACAGATAGATTCATTCACTTTCAAAGGACATACAGTTAAAGTGTTTTGGTTTAAGTCAGTTGTTCCTTGATCCGTAAATCCACAAGAACCCGCTTGTGCCACAAGGTTAGATGATAAAGTGTTGATTGTAGCAGATGATTTGATGTCTGGTTGAACTGTGAAGTAGTTGATACTTCTTCCACCCAATACCATTTTTCTAATCAACGCCATTCTTTGCTCATCAACATAAGCCGTTAAGTTTGAAATATTTAAACTCATTTTTTTTTCGTTTTTTTATTGGTTTATTTTATTTTGGATAATTGCTTTGCTTTTTCCCATTTAGAAGCCGTAATTGTAATATTATCTTGCTTCTGTGTAATTGATTCAGTTGAAGGTTCTTTACTGAACTTTTCAAACTTGTTTTTCAACTCGTCATTTTCATTTTTAAGTTCAGCGATAGTAGATTTCAAAGAATCAATCATTTCTTTTAGTGAAGAAACTGCTTGGAACATAGTTTTCATTTCTGTTTCAGCCTCATCGATTTTTTCAACCTCTTTGGTTTTCAATTCATCAATAAAACCTTCGGCATTCACCTCGATTACTAATCCGCCTTCTAATTCGTGCTCACCTTCGGGGGCTTTAACATACTCATCACCCGATTTAACAACGACTTTATCACCGACAGAAATTGCTTCACCTTTGGAATATACTTTTACTTCTGTTCCATCAACAAGTTTTCCTTCAATTTCGTTTTTATACATATCTTCCATCTCTTCTTTGTTTTCGATGTTAGGATACTCATTAACTTCTTTGATTTCACCTGCTTCTACGACGATTGACTTACCATTATCCAAAGGATAAGTCCCATCGTTTAATGTGGTTTCTTCCCCACCGACAACTTGAACTACTTTTGATCCAACGGCTAATTCACCAGATACTCTAATGATTTCGTTGGATGTCGCAGTATATTCAGCCGCCATTTTTGTTTCAGCGAATAGTTCTTTAATTTTCGCTATAATGTTGGATTTTTCTTTCATAATACACATTTAACTATTTATGTTTATTTATTGTTTAATAGTCATCAATTCCTTAATGACTTTTTTAACTCCTTCGATTAATTGTGAAGCCTTTTCATTTAGGGATATTCCCCTAATTACCTTGATATTTTCATTTATACTCGTCCATTCAATATAGATTAGAACACCTACCCAAAATCTCGTAAATAAGTAGTCAAACCATACATAATTGGTGGTGATTTCATTTAAAATAAAGTAGTCCGTGAAGTATGCCATAAGGATTACAGAAAAATATGTAATCAACTTACTAACAATCCCCAATCTTAATTTACGACTTGTAGTTTCCTCACCTCGTTTTTTAGCGGCTTTTCGTCCTGTAATTGTATCAATAACACATATTACAAAAGTAATCGCCAACATAGGTATAACGGGGGTTAGAAATAACCCAATAGCATTCCAAATATTTTTCATTCTATATTTAATAATTGTTTTATTTTCATTTCCTTCTCATTATCACCCATATCACTATTGATGATTTTTTCTAACTTGTTTTCAATATTAGAAATTAACTCTTCTTCATACTTATCAACAAAATATCCTTCCAAACTAAAACCTTGAAATGTTCCGTCTTTTATTTTCTCCCATACTTCGTCGTTTTCTACTAAAAATGAAGCCACCCAAGTTCCGTCAGGTAAATCACTAAATAAATTGGATTTGTTTCTATCCCCAACAATATAACTTTCAATCATATAGATTTTGTCTTGTTTTGATTTGGGGTCGTGGTTCAAATTAACCTTATGGATTTTGTTTTCTTTGAAATACTTTTTCATCATCTTTTCGATGGTTTCCTTTGAGAACTTAACATAATACTTGCCGATTTCGGGGCTGTATCTTAATATTTCAGTTTCAGCCAACATTACTGGGGATGATACAATTCTTTTTTCTTCGTTGATTGTTTCAAACTTTTCAAAAGCCGATGCCTTCAATCTATTATTGATAAACTCCATTTTACGAATAGCATAATTTATCCCTTCATCTCCACCCCAAGCGTCCCACATCAATCCACCACAACCTTTATCATAAGGAACATCCTTATTTTGTTGGTGTCTTTTAAATGATGCCATCCTTGAAATTGTTTCTATTGTGATATTTCTTCTATTACAAAGTTGGGCTGCTCTTGTCCAACCTATACGAGTTCCACAATCATTACTCGGGTTATTTTCCCTGTATTTAATTGCTCTACAAGCGTTTTCACTTGCCTTGATTGGATAATCATTAAAACTATCGTCTATTGCTTCGAACACTTCCCATTTGATTTGAGTTGCTGGCTTATCAACGAAACTAACAGCGTCCATACCTGCGTTCATCATTTCCTCATCAAAATCCAAATAAAATACAGGAAGTTTTTCTTCTGTGAAATAGTATTTCATACACCTTAAATATTAAAACTCGACACTTTGTTTAATGCGATTTATTCGTCTTTGACTTTCACTAATATCAGTTTCCACAACATACGCCTTTATTGGTTGATTACTTTGTTGATTTACAAAGATATTAGGGGTTGTTTGTGATGCTGATACAGGGGGTAAATCAGGGACAAGTCGTTTTCCACCACCTGCTTCGTTTATCTGTGATAATAGATTTGGAAACATAGATGATGAGTTGGAATTAATAACAAACTCACCAGGTGCCAATAACGATGGGACACTATCAATATTCCCTGATCCATTACCAGGGACAATCCCCCCTTGTGCTGCGGTAAATTGTTGATTAGATATTGTGGCTATTTGAACCCCTGTTGATGCCGCTGCGATTGCTGCCAATATTAAGTTGGCTGGTGGAGGTGATGATGCCAAGGCTTTTAGAACTGCCTGTGCTCCATTCATAATGGCGGTCGCTATATTGAACTTCTTATCACTTTCAAATTGTTCTTTCTTTAATTGTTTTTCCTTTTCTCTTTGGTCGGCTTCCAATCTATCAACATCAGCCTCATATTGTTCCCTTGTTATAAGTTCATTTTCTAATGACTTTTCAAGTTTTGTTTTTTCAGCATCATAATTTGCGTCAAGTTTTGCTTGTCTATTTTCGAACGCTTGGTCGTTTGACGATTGAATGTAGTTTGCCAAATCACCAAATAGATTAAATACAGCGTCAATATACTTTTCTACT